CTGCGCTGTCCCTGCCCATTAGCCCCTTGCGGTATTGCTCACCAATCGTTTCTTGCGGCACGAACAAACCTTTTAAGCTGTCAACAATTGTTGCGCTTGTAAAGGGTTCGATGATACAAGAACGTCTGCCATCACGTGGTGCGCCTTCAGCATCAAGATAAGCACCCGCTGTCAGGAATGTAATCAATCCTGTTGGGGGCGTACCAGCAACACCAACGATATTAGCTGTGTTGTACAACGCAGTATTCAAACCGTCTCTGTCAATCTTGTTAGCAATAGCGGCAACAGCTGGTTTCAATACACGATCACTAAACATATCTAAAGATAATGCAAGGTCTTGTGTAGTAAATTGCGTGTCTACGTGGAATTGCGTGGAGAGTGTGACAGGTACGCTTGTTTCGTTGAAGTCTTCTACATTAAGCGCTGGACCAGTAGTACCAATGAAACGACCAGGTCTGCGGACGTTCACAGTATTACCAATCTTTGCTCCGACAACGGCAAATTGGTCATCGTAATTTCTGTCGACCTCTGATGTAAAGGTCAACTCGTTTTCTAGCACCATGAGTGCTTCATTGGTGATTTTCGATATCGTCAATAAATTATTTGACATGATTATTTCCTATGAAAATTGTTTGTTACCGTTACTTGATCTTACCAGCTCTACGGGATTCTTTCCATTGCTGATATGTACCGTGGAATTGACCGTTTGAATCAACTCTCACATCAGCTACGGTTGAACTCGCTTTCAGCGGTTTAATCGGTGCGGGTGCGTTCGATTTTGTTGCGACAGGCTTAGTGGGTTCGTCCTTACGTTCAAACCGTGCTTCCAATCTGCCAATTTCTCTCAATGCGGCTGTTACGGACTTCTTGGACAATGCTTCAGCAACTTCAGGGTTTTCAGCAAGGTGATATAAGATTCTTGGTCCAACATCACTCTCAATGATTGCATCCCTTACTTGGTCACTTACCGTCAATTCTGAAGACGAAATTACATCTTCATAATCTGGTATTTCAGCTTTGGCTTCTGTTTGTCGCTTTTGCCATGCTTCAATTACTGTTGCACGTTCAGCGGCAATCTTTGCCTCTGCTTCAGACCGTTTCATTTGCTTAACAGCATTTTCAGCAGACCATTCACTCAGCGCTTTTGCATATTCAAACGCATCTGCAAATTGTGATGGTTGAGGTTCTGCGTCTGTATCAAAAGTCTGTGTGGGACTATTGGCTTTTTTCAGTTCCTCAATCTGCTTCTCAAGATCACTAGCCCTTTGACGCTCACGTTCAGCTTCCTGACGTGCCATATCTCTGGCTTTAGTTACCTCATCGAACCGCATTTTGACTTTGGGGTTGGGCTTTCCATCCTCTGTCGTTTTAGGCTCATCTTCTGCCTTTGGTTCACTCGCCTGATTTGTGTCTACTGGCTCTGTTGGAGTATTCTCAACAACAGCCTCAGTAGGCGTTTCAGTTGCTAAACCAAGTTTATTGGCATAAAACTCACCTGAATTTTCGCTGGTGATTACATTACTTGCTTCTCTATCAGCCATGATTTCTCAAGCTCCGATTTTGTGCTGGTGTGCCTCACCAGTAAGGTTTAGGGCAATATAACCCGAAATTACTCAAGCGTCAAGCATTTTGAGGTTGATTTGCCTCAACATCTTTGTTTGCTTTTTCTTCATTTTTCGCTTGTTGTTCATTTTCGGCTTTGAGCTTTTGCTCCAAACGCCTTGTATCCATGTGGTGTAACAGCAAATCCGTGAATGCCTCGATTTCAATTTTGTTTTGAGCCGTAGTAGCACGTGTATTTTGGTCATCAACTTTGACTTGCGCCATTGTTTCTACTTCATGCGCCTTGTTAGTTTGACGCATCAATTCTCTGCTAGTTTCAGCTTGTTCTTGCATCTGTTTGACGCTTAGACCATATTTCAGGTTCATTTGCATAACCTGAAGTTGCTTTTGTAGCTGTTGAATTGTCTGCTGACTTTGAGCCAGTTGCATTTGTACTTGAGGCGGCACGTTGGACTTGTCATCAATCTGAGCCAATGGATTTGCGGCGGCAAGACGATCTGCGATGATGTCAGACCCAGGAAAATCCATGTTGCGGAACAACAAATCACCAGCAGTTTGAAGCAATGCAGGGTCAGCCGTGAAAAGACCCATCATCATTTCCGCACCTTCCTGGCGTTTAGAATTGAACCCTGGACCAGTATCCATCACAACGTCATATTCACCCACGGTGACATCATTTAGCACTTTTTCGATGCCATTTTCGTCCTGACCTTTTTGATTTACCGTAACCAAATCGGGTTTGCCGTCTTCACCGATGATGCGCACAACACGCTCTTTGTCGTAGATTTTAGGAATTAAATCCAATATTACCTTACCCGTCCAGCGCAACGACCTTGTAAAATTGTCGTAGTAATGGAAATTCGTCATGTCGATCTGCTGTTGCTGACCTTGTAACGCTTTGCCTGAAATGTTGCCTGTTGGTAGCTGATTTGGGTCAAATACGCCTAAAACATTTTTCAGATCGTTGTTTATAACCTCCATTGCAGTCATTACGCCTGTTGGTGGTGGTTCAGGCTGTTGACGAATTGGTGGGGGCGCAGGCATCCCGTCAATGTCTTTCTGCTTATAACGCAATACTGGATACGCCTTGATATTGGCATTTGCCCATTCTTCTGTGTGTCCTTCGTCTTGTCCCTCAGCAAGCAACCATTTTGCTTTAGGTGCAAGTGCTACTGATTCAGTTAGCGCTGTAGTCCAAAAGTTGTACATGCGCTGAGGGTCTTTAGCCATCCTGACCAGACCGTATTTTTTGCGTTTGTTTTCAACTATCAGCTGTTGACCGTACACAGGAATGATTGGAATGTATTTACCAGCCCAAACACCTTCCTCAAGTATTTCCATTCCTGTTAGTTTGCACCAATGAATTGTTTTACGTAATGTTTCTCTTGAATCGACAACGTAAGGCTTTAATTCTTTAGGTAATTTGTCTTCATAAAACTTTTGTCCATCAGCTAACAGTAGCAATTTGACTTGTTCACGTTTGGTGTAGAAGTATTCGGCAATCCGAATATCCTCACGCATTACCCAATCAGGGTTTGAATCACCCGTACCCCTAGTGTTGAATCCAGCTCCGTCTGTTGCCGCACCAGGATACATAGACCTGAATACGTCTTTTGAAATTACCTCTGTAATCATGCACTTTTCAGCGTCTGATCCATCGGGCATTACGCTGTTTGGGTCAAAATAAACGGTAAAAGGGTTTGTAATCTGTTTGATGTAAATGTCTTGGTCAAACGAATCTTCCCTAATGTAATCGGTAACAATTCTCCAATAGCCCCAACCCATGCGTACTTGAAAGTCATTGGCATTGTCATAGGCTTGGTCAGCATCAGATTGAACCTCAATATGCCTGAATATGCCTGAAATTATGTCTGCTACCTTTTTGTCTGAATCGTTGTTCATCCCGTGGCATTTCATACGGGGTTTTTGCTGACGAATTTGATTGGTAATTTGCCTTACGTTGGGGTCAATTTTGTTGATTGTCAAACAAGGTCTTGCTTCCAATGTACGACTGTTCTGTATCTCAACAGGCCATTGGTCTCCAGCGGCAAATTTGAGGTCTTCAAGCGCCTCTTGACGATTGTTGGAATCAGCGTCTGAAGCAAGTCTAAGGTATTCTTGCGCTTCTGTTATACGCTCATCAAATTCTTCAGCTGTGTATGTACTTGCCATAATCATCCCATCCAACTTGTAGGTATTTGCATCGTTGCTTTTTGTCTAATAGGTTTTTTAGGTTCGTTTATCATCAGCCCAATATACCTAAAGGCATCAGCACCATGACTGTATTGATCGTGTAGAGGCGTTTTGCTAAACATTCCCGTCTCAGGGTCTACCTCATAACGATAATGTCTGAGGCATTGTAACCCTTGATGCGTATTTTCTCTATCAAAATAACAATTTGGAAATATTGTACGTGCGGCATTGATTGAATCTACAACAGGCACTCTTGGCACTATGCGGGTTTTGTAGCCTGAAGCTCGGACAATTTCTTCAATACTGCGACCATTTCCAGCCAACGTTTTGTTCTCAGCGTCATGAGGCAACCAAAGTGTGTCATATACATACCCGAATGTTTGTAATTGAGACAAATACCAACTAATGGTTTGTTGGCTGTTTTCTATGTAGCGAATTATCCTTGTTTCCATGCCAATAAACTGAAGTAGCCATATAGCTGTTGCGTCGCTCCAACCCAAATCGAATATCGCATGGACGGGTTTGGTTGCATCGTAAGGCACACGGGTAATGCGTCCGTCCAATTCTGCCATCTGAAGCTCTTTGGCAAAAATAGCACCATCAACTGTTTGACGACAAACGCCTTCCCAGACCGTGTTGTACGCTTCAAGGTCACGTGCTTTAAGTGCGTCTTTCTCAAGTTTTAACACCTCTGGAAACCAAGGGTTGTCGCTCCAGTTGATTTTCTGTACGACAGCGCCATCAGGTGGGCTAATTACCCAGCGCTGATATGTTTCGTCCGTCTCCAGCTCAGGGTTGAACGTTATCCATATTTCGCTGTTTTCTTTACGAATTGTCGGTATGAGCACGTTGTAGCTAAACTTTGAAACGCTTTGTGCTTCCTCCACCCAGCAAATGTCGATACCTTCATATGATTTTACGTTTGCTACATTGTTCTTGAGACCGACAAAGGCAAACTCCGTGCCATTCAAACCTCTGATGCTGTTTTGGGTAATCTCATAGAACGATTCCATGTTCATAGCTATGATTTGATCGCTCAATAGCTTATGCACAGAATCTCGAATGGATGTTTGATACTCACGGGCGCAGAGTATTCTCAGTTGTTTTTTGTAACCCTTGATGAGAAGTGCCCTTGCTACGTTCCAAGACTTAGATGCGCCCCTACCACCCCAAAGTACCCTGTAACGTGCTTGAGGCGGGTTAAATAAGCATTCCAGCTTTAACGGAAATTCAATTTTGGCAAGTGATCTGCCAATAGCGTCTTTGTCGTATTCGACTACTTCACTCATCTTTTGGCTTTACAAAAGTAATCTGAATGTCGAACGGTTCGCCATCAGCGCCTGTTACTTCGTTCTTGACCGTTTCAGACCAGCGCATTTGGGCTTTTGTCCACCAAATCATCGCTGTTGTATCACCGCCCATTGCTTTGTTGTACAGCGACCTAGCGATAGCGGCACTTGACTTAGCCTTGCCAATATCCAACTGTTGTCGGTAATGTTTGCGTAAGGTTTTGTCGTCTATACCAATAAGCGCCCCGATTTGTTCGTGAGGCAAACCAAGTCCAGCCGATATTTCGACTTGCTTTTTATCGTTGTCAGTAGGTACGTGAAGTGCGGGCATTTTTATTAAGGGGAAATAATTACTTTTCGTCCCAGTAGTTGTTGAATGCTTTTAGAGGATAGAAAACAAGACTGTTTCGGTATCCTCCCTCTTGAGTTGGCACAATCGGTGTTACTCCGTGTACGTTTCGCCATGCTGGGTAGACTAACATTGAATTGTCTCTGCTGTCAACTGTTGCCCCGTAATCGGGTACGGTTGTATTTCCCCCCCGTGCGTTTTTTTTCTTTGCAATGATTACGTTGACGCAACCTTCTAAATTACCCGCATCCCGATGAAATGGTGCTGGAATATTGAAGTTTGAGATGCTTGACGTGAATAATCTGCCAAATCGGAACTTTGGTGGTACTTTCTCGTTAATGATAGCAAGTTGGGCGTCAAATATGCTTGGCGTTATTTCCCGTATCAGGTCTTCAGATTCCTTACACGCTAGTAGCATTGCTTTGATGAAAGTTTGAGCTGATTTGATGTTGTGAACGCCTGAGATCATCGGATACGGTCGCTTCATATGCGGTTTTGGTGGGCAAGAACCAATGATGGTGCTGTATTGGTTTACTTCGTTAGCTGGGTTAGCCATCCCGCTAGAACGCCTCATTTCGGTTTTGGGTACTCTGTCGCTGAGTAATTCTGCGTTTGCTACG